GCCGTCCGGTCGAGCATCCGTGTCTTCTGCCGGTTGCCCGCATAGAGCAGGTCGCCCTGCGTCGGCGTAGCATCGGCCAGTAGACGAGCGAAGAAGGCCGACGGGTTCTCTCCATCGCTCATGCGGGCGGAAGATGGCATGGGCGGCCTCCGGTTATTTGGGGATCTTTTTGAGGCCGCGTTCAGCCTTGCGAACCGCCGTCGCCAGGTTCGAAGCCGCGGCCGGAGCCGCTGAGGGCCGTCCGATCAGGTCGGTGGCGAGGACCAACTGATGACGACAGTTCCAACCCCCGCCATGAACCATCACGTTCGAGAGGCTGGTCCCGTTGTTCATTGCACTGATCTCGTCGCGGGTCCAGGACCGACCGCCGCGTGCCGCCGCAACCATGCGCCGGCAAAATGGACGGGTCAGGTTATCGAGCGGGCCGACGTAGGTGTACCGGATCTTCATTTCCGGAAGATCCGCTTCGATGATCTCGAATCCGCGGTTGGCCACCGTGCGGTAGTAGGTGGACATGGCCGTCGAGCCAATTCCAGAAGACTCCTGGATCGACCGTCCGAACTGCTCGGAGATCACATTGACCAGGTCTTTGAACGGGATGCCGCCAACGGAGAACAGAGCCTGGCGCATGGCGTTATTGCCGGCCGTCTCGAGTACGGCGTCGAGGTTGGTCGCCGCCCCTATGCGCATCGAACCGAACGCCCGGGTGTCTCGCGCCGAGAACCCCACCTCGGGCAACGGTGCCCGCATCGTCTCGCTTAGAGCGTTAAGCGTCTCCTGAAAGAACGGGAGCGTCCCGTCGAACTGGCCGACATAGGCTGTCACCAGGTCCTGGTGGCCGGCGTCGTTCATGTACTCCTGAAACAGCCCGCTCAAGCTCCGCTGGGTGTTCTGATTCGCAGCGGTCAACTCCACCACGCCGTCCGTGTCGAGCCGCAGGCGCTCAGTCAGCGTGACGATCATCCGACCTTGCGCCTGGGTCACGATCCGCGCCAGGCGCTCCTGGAAGCCCGACGTCACCGACGTGATGTATCGGTCCTGCCGCGCCGCGATTTCCTGAGCCCGGCGCAGGTAGTTGTTAGGCACGGTTGAGCCGACGCTGGATGGTGACGTTCATGTCCGGGAACTGGCCGTTTCCGGACTGGCTCCCGGAAACCGCCGCGGCGCCGGTGAGTTGGTACGACTTGGTCGCAATCGGAATAGGGCTGGCGTTCTGGAGATAGAAGATACCACCAGTAACCGAGACGTACACGTTCCAGCCCACAGCGGCCATGTTGACCCACTGGTTTTGCGAGGTTCCCACGGAAACGGAACCTGTCGGCGGATGAAGCGAGGCGATATCGATATGGAGAACCTTATTGGCCGCAACCGTGATAGTCGCTTGGGCGCTGAGACCGGATTCAGCGTTCCCTTGATCGGTGGCTGAGACATAGGCGTCGCCGACATATGTGATCGCCACGGTCAAGACCTGCTGGGCTCCACTTCCGGCTGTTACCGCGCTCAGATTCGCAACGCTCCACGTCCCCGAATCGGGTTCATGGACCGCGCCGGGGCAGGGGATCGGCACCAGAACGACTGGAATACCCTGGCTCGCCGCGACGCGCCATGCGTTCCGGCCGCGGTCGCGATAGGACTCGGCCTTGTCTGAGAAGTAATCGTCCTGGAGTTTCCGGCTCATCGCCTCGAGATAGAACTCTTCGAGGATGCGAAACAGCGCCCAGGTGGCCAGCGGCGACTCGTAGCCCGGCGACAAGGAATGGACCACGACCTGCCCCAACCTTATGACCGGAGCGTTCATGGACTGCCCGGTGTTCAGAACCGCCGCGAGATGATTCCCGCTCAACCCCGCCGATCCGATGACGCCGTGCGACATGGCCTGGCTGAGCAGATCCTGACCGGCCCGGCCAAGCGTCCGCGAGATCACCGTGGCAATGGTAATTGACTCAACGATCGCGATGCGGGCAACATCCTTGTCGCTCTCGGCGAGTTGTGCCGCAGTTACGAAATCGGCATCGGTGTACAGCATCACTCACCCCCCCGAAGGTTAAGTGGGGACGTTCCTGCTGGCGCCCCCACTGGTCTGCGAACCTGGAGTTATTCGATCCAGGCTTCCAACGTCACGCTGGTGGCGCCGTCGATCCCATCGATCGAAAGCCGAAGCACGGCGCTGGTCACGCCGAAGCGGCAGTAGTTGAGGGTTTTCTTGCTAAAGGCCAGCGTGACCGGATAGCTGGCTGCAAGCCCTCCGAGCAGGGCGAACGCCGCGACTGGGATCTTCGCGCTGAAGGCGTTGACCGAGTCGTAGAGCACGATACGGACGCGCTTGGCGGCCGTGAGCGCGGTGACGCGAACCTTGATCGTCGAATCCGCGGATAGGGCACTGATGTCAATTCCGGCATCGTCGTAGACAGCAGTCTTGGTCGCCGAAGCCATCAGGGTTGTCAGAGTCATGGGTATTGCCTCCTGTGTTGCCCGGACGAGCCGGGGTTATTTGTTCTTGCCGCTCTCGCGGGGAACGATGTTGAAGAACTGCTGGTTCCGCCGGATGTACAGGTCTTTGTGCTTCTGGCAGATAGCGTCTTGTTTGGCTTGGAAATCCGCAATTTCCTTGTTGGTCGCCTGGCGATGTGTGCCGAGAGCGAGATTCACCGCCGCCACACTTGGCGGGCAATGGCATATTGCGAGAGGCTGGGCCTGCGGGGACACGTTGAGCAGCCACGCCCCCTCGGGGTGGCTTTGCTCCATTTCGTCCCTGATCGCTTTGACCCGCGCGAAAAATTCACGAGTGTTCATTGGGGGTGGGGCGGACGGAGTACGATCCGTCCGCCAGTCCTTTCATGTCGCCGGGCGGTCGAGGCCCGAGCCGACTAAGCGCTACAGACGACCTGGCAGCCGAAACTCGGCCGAAGCACGCCGCAGCCGTACAGCATGTCCACCGTGTACTGCTGGGCCAGCGTGGTGGCGTTGTAACTTGTCAGCACGCGCATCCCAAAGTTACCCATCTCGACGAACTCGCCGATGGCGCCGGTACCCGGCTCCGGAATCGGCAGGCGGCGGATTGCCAGGGCGAAAGCGTCGCGGGCGAAAGCGAGGTTGTAGTACACAGAGGAGCTCAACGTCACAAAACTCGACCGCAGGACGAAGAAGTCCTTGAGTTGTTCGACCCGGCCCGTCAGGATCGACAGGCCCGAACCGACCTTGTCGGCTTCGGTCAGGCGCGCGATCTGCCGCAGCGTGCCGTAGGGCGTGGGATGCAAGACCAGGAACTTCTGCATCGAGGATGGAACCTTGGCCGTGAACAGCGTTGTCTCGGCATCGTCCACGGCGTCCTCGGAGATCGCGGCGACGCTCGACCCCGCACTCGCGGAAATCTGCGGATACAGGGCCAGTAGGTCGGTCTCCAGACCCTCCGCCAGAGCGATGATGGCCGGCTGCATGTACATCGCCAGCAGGCCCGGGTGACTCAGCACTTTAATCACGTCTGGAATCTGGAAGGACGATTCGGCGTGCTGGTTCAAGTTGATGGTCGCGTTGCCCGGAGTCGGACTCTGGGTCTGCACCGATCCGGTCTCGGCGATGTTGTTGCGCGACATGACCGGAGGAATCGGCACGTTGACGCTTTCGCCCGCGCTTGCCAGCACGGATTCGTAGTTACGGTTAATGATGTTGCCCATGACGAGATTGCCGACCAGGGCTGGAAGGGCCTGGGCCGCGACGAGTTTGACCATCGCAAGGGCGGTGTTTTCGGAGGTAATGGCTCCCATGTTGTTCTTTCCTTTCCCTTTCGGGGTGTTTGGTTTGAAGTGATTACTACCCGCGTGCGCGCTTAATGGCAGCCGCGGCTTGCGCGATCTGTTCCTGCGTCATCCCGGGCTTGATGTCGTTGATGTCGAAGCTCCCGGACCCCCGAACCTTGCCGCCCGCCGCGCCAGCGCCGCCGGCATCCTTGGGCGCCAGATAGAACGCATATTCGGGCCGGGTCAACTTGTCCTTGATGTAGGCGTCCGCGGTGAGATCGCCAGCGACCAGCGGGGCGTCGAAACCATCGCCGGAGCGTGCGATTTCGGCCGCGAACATACGGAACGCAGCCTCGAGCGCTTCGGTGTTGGCGAACTGGTAGGTGGAGAGGATGGTCCGGATCTTGGCGTGCCTGTCCGTCTGCTCGGCATCGCGCTTGGCCTTCTCGCCGGAGTCGCGAAGCTCGGTGACTTGCTGCGTGAGCTTCGAGATTTGCTTCTGCGACTCCAGTAATCGAGCATTGACCTCGGGGTCGCCACCCTTGCCCTCGCCGTCCTTCTTGGTTAGATCGGGGGCGGGAAGGGGCTTGAGGGCCTCGAGTGCCAGTTTGAGGGGGTCGAGGAGCCCGCCGAAGTCCTTCGAGATATCGGTCTTGAATCGCTTCGCGAAGCCGTTGATCGAGTCGTCGATCAACTTCTTGACGGAGTCAATCGTAACCGCGCCCGGGCTTGTATCGCCGGTCCCGGCGCCGGCGCCACCCCCAGCCCCACCGCCCTGAGTACCATCGGCGGCGGCATCCTGGAGGATGGAGGGCATACCAAAAAGTCGAAACATACGTCTCCTGTTCACCCGCGATACGGCGCGGCCCGTTCACCCGGACTTACCCATCCGGCTTGGGTTGATTTGGATTGTTGGACTACTGCTGTACTTCAGAACCTGGCTTGCCCGGCTTACTCGCCGGTGCTGCGGCTGGCTTTCCAGCCGGTTTACTCCCCGGCGCTGCAATCTCCGGCGCCGGCGCGGCCATGTAGAACGACGCCTGAAGGGCGGCCATACGATCGTCGCGCTTCTGCTGGTCCATCGCCGACTGAGTGGGAGCCGAGCGGATCTCCTCTTCGATTGTCTCAAGCAACTCCGGGCTGGCATCTGGAAGCGAGAGTTTGGCGATGCGGACATTTAGCTCCATCGCCAAAGTATCGGATGGGACGCTCATCCGCTGGACCT